AGACTCTGAGAATCCGAGAAACTGGCCGCTGACTGATATAACAGGGTACGGGAAGGTACGCGAAGCGCCCACGGTGCGACCCCACACATCGAGGCCGTATCCGCTGGCCGTGGCGATGTCGCGCATGTTTGTATAAATCAGATTGATGTCGCCCGAGGGGTCGACTTCCGTATTCAGTACATTCAGCAATGACAAAATTGTCGGACTGTTTGCGTACTGGCTGATTATGGTCGGGTTAATGTTTTGCATTATACAAAGCTCACAGCGATGTCAGAGGCCTGCAAAGTCGGTTCCTGGTCAATCCGCATCAATAGTGACGGTTGGTCAGCAGTACCAATGCCGAGCTGAATTAAGGTAGGTTGCGCCCATGGGCCAAGCGCGAATATGCCGGCGTAATATCGGCTCTGATAGAGTGTTGAACCGATACGGGCGCGGGTGCCACCGTCAAGACCTGCGAATGCTGACAGTACCGCATTCCGTATTTGCGTAATTGCATCGCTCGGAACTTGCGAGTTGTTCAGCAAAGTGATTGCCATTTTTACCGCGGTGGCTGTCACTACGTTAAATTTTACAGTATACGATGGATAAGGTGGGCTATAGATACCGCCACCGTTGTCTGTGATCACCACCGAGGTGTTACCATTGTAATTACTGCCCGGTGATTTTTTGGTAAAAATTGCCGCCGCGATGTCTGCTGCCGCCCCGCCGTACGTGCCGACATAGGTCGAGTGCGGTCCCAGCGGGTAACCGCCAATTGCGCAGTTTATCGTTTCCGAGCTGACAGTTTGCGTGCGGTTGATTGTATATGTGCCGGTGCCGCCGGTTCCAGACCCTAAGCCGCTGATATAGACACCCGCACTTATGCCAGCACCTGTGAGCATTTGGCCGACAGCAAGAGTGCCGGAAGTGACAAAGGTCACGTTCAACGTCGTGCCGGTGATCGATGCCGTAACAACTGCGCCGCTCGTTACATCCAGCACGTTATCAATAACATAAACGTCCTGCACGTTTGGCACCGCAAACATCGCCCCGAGAATGGAGGCAAGAGATCCGTGAGCGTTTGCGGCAACTGAATTTTTGCGCCGGTACTCAAAGTCGGCGCGGCTCTCAACGTCGACACCGACCACAATCGTGTTGTTTGTCACGCTATTCCATCCCACAATTGTCTGATAGATAACGAGATCATTAACAGACAACGCAATCGGGCCGGTAACCGTACATGCAAAGGGTAATGTGATTGTGCCGCCGACCGGTATTGTACCGGCCTGGGTACACATATACTTATTGCCGAGCGAATCAATACAGGTAGCGCCGACCGGTATCACAGTACCTTGCGCGCCCAAGCATGCGACCTGAGTTGTGGTTGCTACAGCAGGGCGGCGGGTCATGAAATACAACTTGCCGATTGCATCCTGGAAACGTCCAGTCGCAAAATCAGGGTCAGTCTGCTGCGCCAAATAGGCAATTTGCGCGTTCTTGTCCGCAATCACCGCCGTCTGAGTGGTGGAAATTTGACCCTGCGGAGTCTCCAGCGACGGGTTGAGCGTGCCGCCGAACGCCGTATTGATGTCAGTCTGAACCCCTGCCAAAATGGCGGGCTCTGTCGGTAACTGCAGGCCTGTTGGCGTAAAAACTATTTGCGGAACGGCTGTCATAATCTGCCCTATGTAAATTGCACGTTTGATGCCTGACCAGCCGTGTTTATAACTTGAACAGTGCCGGCGGCCACTCTATCGGAACCAACTTCGATTGTAGCCTTTGCCGAAACGATATTGGGAACCGTAAGCGCCGCAAGTTCAAACTCGGACATTATAAATTGCGGTGGCACTACCTGGCCGAGAATGCTCGCAAAATACGGCACGCCCTTGCTCGTATCATAATATAACTCGCCGGCAAATAGCTTTAATGCTGACGCAACATCCTGCGCGTTTGCATAGGGTTCTTGGGCCATAGCAATGTTGCCATTCGAGTCGATCAACATGTCCCAGTTTGCCGGGTTTAATAGTAACGTGTTCATATTGGCGGTGTGGTTGGCAACGTGCTTGTTCCTGCCTGTACGCCCGCAACCTGGTGAGTATGCGTGCTCAGGGCCTTACCGTTTCCAGTCACTTCACCCGTGGCAATTATTGTGCTGCTGGCAGTTACTGCACCTTTCAGCTCAATTGTCGGCGAATCTAAAGTGATCTTGGTCGGCGAGGTGATTTTAACACCGGAATTGTTAAAAATCACATATTGCGTCGGCACACCGTTTAAAAGGCCTCCCATATAAAGCGCGTCCGACTCGCTGAACCTGCGCCACGAGCCTTGCATTGCGCCAATTTTGGTTGCTTTGACCTTGGATATATCGCGGTCGGAAAACAGGGCAATCCCGATGTCGCCGACTTGCGGGTCGATAATCACAGCATTTGCACCACCCTGCATGCGCATATATGGCACGCCGTACACAGGCGCACTTTTAATCTCATTGCCGAAACCGTCGACCTGGTTAACCAGCGGCCTTATGTCAACAAAACCCACGGCGTCAACGGTACCGGCATTCGTGACCGCAATGACTTCGACGATCGTGGCGACATTAATTTTTGCAATAAGCTGCTTTGCGATGAACGACACCGCGTTAAACATCCCGGCACCTGAATTGGGGTCTTGCGCGCCTTTATAGCCTTGCTCGATCATACGGCCCTCTGCATTGCCATCGTTGTGAACCAGCGACCATTGGGCGTGAGTGCGTCAAGTTCATGGGCCACAGTGTAGATGCCCCATTTACCATTAGCCGCGGCAATCTCGCTACCGCTTATATGAGCGTACCCGCCCATGCGTGCGAACGGTAAATATAAATGCTTGATTACCATGCCTGCCGATGAAAACGACGGGTAACCGACCATGCCGGTCGCGGGCGATATTTCAGTCACTGGTGCGGTTGTACCCCCGCCTTTATTCCATACGGATAAAATATTGTTGTCAATCGAGAAGTTGATCTGATTGACTGCCTCAACCGCCGACTTGAGCTGCTCCAGTAGGGATCCGGTGAATTTGGGATTACTTAAAGAAATACCACCGACGCCGTTAAGCTGCAGGTCGAGCCCCATTTTCGACGCAAGGTCGGTCAGTATTTTAGAAATATCAACCGGTCCAGTGTAAGACGTTTGCTCTGCAGGTTTAACGGCGAGCACTTGTGCGGAATAGGCCACAATCTCGACGGGCGCGTCAGGCATTGAATTCAATTCGGCATAGGCCGAGTCGATATTACCCGCAAATATAGTGTTGAGCGTTTCCCCGTCGTTGCCGGCGTCTATTTGGATGAGATTTTTCCCGCGTACCTGGTTCATTACTGTACCGATTGCAGTCAGCTTGGTGGCGAGTTCCAGCTTTACGCCGTAAATTCTGACGGTAGCCTGCCCCTGCGCGAGCCCTCCGTTTTGCACGATGTCGACCAAAACCCTGTGACCAATTAGCGTATGGACTTCTTGAATAGACTCGCCGAACCGCCCGCCGCCAATGGTTACGGTGATGTCGACCCGTCGCTTTTTGAAAGTGCTCATGGTTCGATGTACCTTAATTGATACCTGTCGCCGAGGCCTGTATATACAGGGTCAGTCACCCCTTGCGTGTCCTCGAACATCAGGTCGCCGACAAAACCCAAATACACCATGCCGATTATTTTATTTCGATCAAAGCAAGCGACAGTGGAGCATATAGGTACGTTGTCGACTGCAACGTCGATATGCAAACCCGTGGTTAGCGTGCGCAAGCTTAAATTGCATTGCTGACCACCCAGGCGCACATTGAGCGTTTGTGATGGTACGGCTTGAAGTGGGATCGTTAACATATTATTTCGCCGTTACCTGACCGTTACCGACAGAGGCTTGTGCGGTCGGAGTCGTTGCCGTTGCGCTGGGGTTGCCTGCGCGCTGTTCGCTGACAAGAATCGCCTCGCGTATCTCAACAAACCGCAAGGACGCCACAATCAAGCTGACGCCGTTGGTCGACTCGCGGCGATAGTCGATGTTTTCAATGCTTACGTTTATGTAGGCTTTTTCTGGGGTCACTATCGTGTAGAGCTCCAGGCTGGTGAGCATTGATTCTAATTTCGACAAGAAGGTCGCGCGGTCCGCATCACTACCACCTTTTGAAATACGAATCGTTGCGCTAAATGGGTTTTGCACCTTGTTATATGACGCGAATCCCCCCTTTTCAATCGGATAATCCGAAATGTTCTGCGAGTTCGTGTAGTCGATTGCTAGGAAACTGTCCGGCTTGATAATCTCATCATTTCCGCCAGCGTCGTAAATACCCCACGTCGG